GGATGGCGTACCGTTCACCGTCTGCTGGATGTTCTCCATCGCAAAGTTGGTGTGGCGCTTGTACACAGCCTGGAAAAAGGTCACCTTTGGCTGACCGGTCAAATAAACATCCTGAGCACCGTAAGCAACGAGTTGCATAAGCCCTCCCGCCATGATCGCTTGGTACTAGTACCCAAGAAAAAAAATCACGAGTTTTTCTAGTTGGCAAACGCAAGACCGCCCATTCCCGATGCAATTCTCAAGATGTTATAGTTGACCGCAAACATCTGTTGGACCAGATTCGTAGGCATACCCGTCTTGAAACTGACGGCCACTTGGGCCATATCGATACGGCTAAAGTTGCAAGCGCCGCTTGGCTGGAGCTCCTCGGGCTTGAGAGCAAACGAGTACACATAGATACCTGGGTAAGGATGGCCGCTGTGATACTGGTATGGCTGATACATATTGTACCACTTGCCGTACTGCTCTTGGGCACGGTCGGTACCGTTCAAAATCAGCTTGAATTTGTGCAGAGGACCCACCTCCACACCGTAGACCGTGTTGGCCGTGCCGGACTGTGGCAGACCAGACTCGACCCAGAGAACATTGCTTGGAAGGACATTTGCTTGGGCATAGATAGTTCCATACTGAGCCACAGAGCCCGCCTGGGTCGAAAACAGTGGACTCGAAAGAGGTGTAGGAGTATAAAGAACTGGAGAGCCCGTATTGTGTGGCTGAGCTACGGCGCCGATAAGTGCGATTTTGGCGGGATCTATCGTCACATTAACATTCGATACATTTGAAGAAAAGTTCCACATAGAGTTGGGGTTGGAGTTGACCGCGGTAGTCTGGTAACACCAGATGAGCTCCTTGACTGGGTGATTGTACTGAATACGGATGATACTCGGAGTATTTTCGCTTGAAGAGCCTACGGGGTCACCATTCACATGCTGGACTTGCTCAATCAGATACTCCTGATTCTTCATTGCAAACTTGTCACGCTCCTCCTTTTCCAGGTAGATGTAGTTGGCCCACACAGCCGGAGGATTCGTGCCAAAGTAATTTGCGTAATAAGCCGTCAAAGTGAAGTCGATACGGACCTCGTGGTACTGCAGGGCTATCAGGGGAAGGTACAGACCGGGATTACGGTTGAACCAGAACATGAGTGGCAAATAAACATAACCGGTCGAGGTCTGACCCACATTGTTGGGGGTGGGCAAAGAAGTCAGCTTTCCATAGTTGTATTTCTTGGTCTCATTCATGAACACCTCGGCGTACAGACGGAACCACTGCTGATAGTGCTTGTCGATGGACTGTCCACCGATAAAGACCTCAATAGAGGTGAAAGCACGCTCAGCCACCCAGCACATATCAGCCACCACATTGTTGGATGTCAGCTGAGCGGAAGAGGTGGGGGTTGGCTGGAGCTGAACCCACATGTCGCCGATGAGGTCACCGGTGCGAGCCAGCGTCACGGAGACCAGGCCACCAGGACCGACCTGGCCCGCCAAAGTTTGAGGAATAGCCTCGATGGCAAAATTGGTATGACGCTTGTATACAGCCTGAAAAAAGGTCACGGTGGGCTTGCCGGTCAGGTACACATCCTGAGCCCCGTAGGCGACGAGTTGAAGCAAAGCTCCCCCGGGCATTTTAGTATTACTCGCGATTTTAATTGAGGCGTATTTTCTACATTATTAGTACAAATGTCCCAGCGTCGCCCACCCCCATCCAAGACCCCAGCGCCCCCACCCCCCGAGGAGGAAGAGGAGGACGAGGAGCTCGATGAGATGGACTTTGATGAGGGTCCAGATATGTTCGAGGCTCTGGGGAGTCTCCTCGCCACCGAGGACGGTGAGACCATCGCGACCATCTTGGCTGGAACCAAGGAGGCGACCGAGAAGATCGCCCTCCAGCTCGAAATGCAAAACAAAATACTCGTCAAGATTCTGACGGAACTCAAGACCAAGGAGGCACCTGCTGGCATCCTTGCACCCGCTTAAAAAAGTCTCGCGTCATTTTATCAATGGCGAGTCGCAAGGTCCATACAATTCAAAAGAATGTAACTCCCGAACATGAAGAAGAGATCCGGATAGCAAATCAAACGAATGAAATAAGCTCATGGACAGTTGAGGAACTTGAAAATTGTATTTTAAAAGCAGAAAAGGAGGCTGGTTTTGATATTCGTGGGAATACACTCGCTTCCGAAAAGATCTGGGCCTTTGTTCTTTTTCCGGAGGGTCAGGAGAGAGACCAAGACCAGTATCCTCGAAATTACGAGGAGGAACACATTAAAATCAGAAAGGACAGATTTATTAACAGTTGTAGAACGCTCTTGACCCGTATCGACTCTCTTGGGGCGGGCAAGACACCCAGCACAGACATCAACGGAGATGAATTTACTCTTGAATTTCGAGTTCGGCGACTTATCGTGGACCGCAAGGAGATGTTTGACCAGTTCCGCCTGTGGGAGCGTCGGCACAACCGAGTGAACAACCCTACGCTCGCCATCGACAACACAGACCTGAGTCTCAAAGATGACGAGGATATGAGCCCGTACCAAAAGGTCCTGCTCTTCCTGCTGACTCGAGCCTACGATGAGGGCTACAAGCGGTACAAGGGTCAGTGCTGTATACAGATTCGCAACACCCGAGCCTGGCGTATCGTCAAGGATATCAAGGACTTTGTGTACGATGTGACCCAGAAGGAGGACGAGCCCGAGATGTGGAAGAATCTGACGAGCCGTGGAAACCTAGTCTCGGATGTCGTGAAACACTTGACCAACTGCAAGGACTTTCAGTTTCCAGAGATTAAGAAAGACAGGCATGTCTGGTCGTTCCAAAACGGCCTCTTGGTCGGCAAGGACTGGGACGGTGAAAAGTATCAAATCAAGTTTTATGATTACGCTTCCCACGAGTTTCGGGAGCTCGACCCGACCATCGTCTCGTGCAAGTACTTTGATGCACTTTTTGATCCTTATGATGGCGTTCAGAACTGGTGGGACATTCCAACACCCAATATGCAACGCGTGCTCGAGTATCAGAAGCTCGAGGAGGATGTGTGCAAGTGGATATATGTCTTCATGGGCCGCCTGTGCTTTGATGTCAACGAGATTGACGGCTGGCAAGTTATCCCCTTCCTCAAGGGTATCGCGCGCTCGGGCAAGTCGACCTTGATCACCAAGGTCTGCCGCAAGTTTTACGAGACGGAGGATGTCTCGGTCCTTTCGAACAATATCGAAAAGAAGTTTGGACTTTCGAGTATTTACAACGGTTTTATGTTTATTAGCCCTGAAGTCAAGGGGGACTTGCAACTCGAGCAGGCCGAGTTTCAGTCTTTGGTGTCGGGTGAAGATGTGAGTATCGCTCGTAAGTTCGACACTGCGCTGACTATGCAGTGGAAGACACCCGGTATCCTCGGTGGTAACGAGGTCCCCAACTGGAAAGACAACTCCGGGTCTATTCTGCGCCGTCTCGTGACCATCAACTTTGGCCGCCAGATTGCCGACGATGTGGCCGACCCTTTGCTTGACAAAAAGCTCGAGGCTGAAATCCCGACCATCCTGTGCAAGTGTCTCCGGGCCTATTTGGACTACGCGAACAAGTACAGTGAAAAAGACATCTGGAATGTGTTGCCCAAGTATTTCAAGACGATACAGAGTCAGGTGGCAACGGTCACAAACCCTCTGCAGCACTTCCTGTCCTCAGAAAAGGTCAGGTTTGGTCCGAACCTTTTCGTGCCTCAAAAGGTATTCATCACGCACTTCCACCAGCACTGCAGTCAAAACGCGCTTGGAGAAAAGCCCAAGTTCAACCAGGATATTTACGCTGGACCGTTCAGCTCGCGCGAGCTCGAGGTCAAGACGGACTCGCGTATTTACAACGGTACAACTTACGCGACACAGCCGTTCATCTTTGGTGTGGACCTTGTGTCAACCGAAAATTAAAATATAGATATAATTCAGATATGAACATAAATGAATATGGGTCTTTTTTAAATCTATCTTCCGAACCTGAAATAATATCCGTGGTCTCGAAAATAGATTACTCGGTAAACTACAACAGAATACTTTTGTCCGGAACAAACTTTGAAGAAATCACAGTCTACCCAGAAAAGAGTTCAAAGGCTGTCATACGCATCAAAAAGGGTCACAAAATGTCCACAGAAAATTACAAAAACTTGCTCAATGAGTGGGAGAATGCGAGCTCTCCTAAAAAGAGCTTACCTATCCGTAACATTCGCGTCAGATTCCGAAAGGACTGCACGGTCATATTTTACAAAACACACCTTGATGTTTATGGTGATGTAAACTGGGCCAGAAATTACATACTGGACAACGGCTGGGCGACTGAGACCCTGCTTGGAAAACCTATCCAAGTCAAGTCCCTGAATGGCAAGTTTTCTTTGGGCAAAAGAGTAAATTTGGAGAGATTTTCTCGGATGGCTGGATTGGCCCTCGACCGTGAGCACTACACGGTCTTGTTCGGTATCAAGGAAAAGAGGGGAAAGGGACGGGCGAAGATGCTCGAGGCTGGCAACAGAGGTGGTGAAATTTTCAATGGAAATTCCAACGAAAACATAGGAGAGCCTCTGGGACCCCAAAAGGAATATGTCAAAAGAAAGGTCCCGGCGGTCGTTATAAAGTACAGTCAGACTATCCAGGGAACACGGTACAAGATAACTTACCAAGTTTTTAGCAGTGGTAAAGTTCTCTTTTCCATGGCCGGGGGCGGGAGTCCCGCTGACATAAAGAAGCTATTCATGCAAATTCTGTATGGAATTAATTACTTTTTTGCGAATGAGAATGTTGTGGAGCGGGAAAACAGACACGCCGAGAGGTACCCCCTAGCGAGGATGATACCTAGGACAGGTGAATTTTCATATAAAATTGGAAAAGAGTCGTTCACTGTCAAGCCGCCCCGTGGGTTCTACATCCGTCCCGGAACGAATGGGAAGCCCCGTCTGTACAAGTACCTGAATATGAAGTTCAACCCAGAGGTTGGCTGGACGGGGAACAAGAAACTGACACTGACTCAGAAAAACGCCACGATAGTCGCCAAGGCTTTCGCAAACGCCAAGGTGGCGATACCCAATCACACGCGCCAAATATTCAAGAATGAGTTCGGTCTGAATCTGGAGTTGCCTTCCAACAACAAGCCCGCGTACGCCAACACCTCCAACAGACGCGCCCCGAGCTGGAACGCCGCCAAGCCCGGTTTCTTCGTCCGTCCCGGTCCCGGCCGTCAGCCTTACTGGGCAAAGATACCAGCCGGTATAAAGGCCGGTCAGACTTCTGTGATAAAGAGATACACCGATGCCGGTATAAACATACCCCGGGCAGTCAGGAACATATTTAAGATTGGAAATAATGTAAAGACGGAGGGGACCAGAACACACAATGTCACCATTGGAAATAATGACATTCTGCGCATAAACGGGCGCCAAGTGACTCGTTTGACCATGCCTGAACTCGTGGCCATCGCCCACAACTTGGGTGTCCCGCAGGTAAATAGCAAGACAAACAAGAAAGAAATTATAAAGTTTATAAAACAAAAGAAGGGTCTGGTGGGACGCCAAGAGGCGCGCGAGGTGGCTGCCAAGGCCAAAGCCAAGGAGAAGGCCGTGGCCAAGAAAGAGGCCAAGGAGGCGGCCAAGGCGGCGAAGGAGAATCAAAAGACCAAGAATGTGGAACTAGTGTACATGAAGAAACTCAAGAATGCTCTTGGCAAAAAGTATCAAAATGGAGACACAAATAAGTTCATGAATGTGTACAGAAGGTTGCCATCCGGTTCCCGGGGACACCCTCTCAAAGCGAATGTTGAAAAGGCATTTAAAAATTTTATTGCAAATATAAATGCCCTTCGTGTTCAGCCTGGCAAACTGGCTCTTACTCAGAAACAGCAAAATATACTCAAGAGACTCCAGAAAAAACAGTTTGTAGGTGCAGCGGCCCAAGTCC